ACCAAATACATGTCCATTTGCATAAACATGTTCCAGTCTCAAACCAGGATCATCAACTAAATCCCTGATGATATTTAGGAGATATTCTGTAAAGAACTTATCGTCATCTAATTCCATGATCCAAAAAGGAATTCCAGTTCCATCCTCACGGGAACCATGACCATATCTCCATTTAGGTTGTTCTAAACGTCTTTGAATGTCCTCACAATCATACTGTGGGAATACGTCATGAAATATTTCCATATGCTCTCAATATATTACTTCTTACTTGTTCAAGTGGGACAAGAAGACTATCTTCTTCATGTGATGGCACAAGATTCTTAATTGCTCTTGCAAAATCAATCAATTGATAACGAATAAACTCATCATCAACCATACTCTTTGCCCACATCAATGCAACTCTTCTGTGTCCTGATGTCACAGGTTTAACTGAGTGAATTAGACCAGTCGGATAGATAATTGCTTTTCCTGCTTTCAATTTAAATTGATGCCAAACATCACCTAATTGAACTGCAAGTTCTCCACCTTCATACTCATCGGGATCATTCAGGAATACAGTAATACTGTGATCTGTTCTTAAGTTCTGAATGTCAACAGCATCAACATGTTGCTTATAGAATCCACCAGTATCATATTGTGTCATCAATGGAGGAGTAATATCATCAATGATATAAACAGATCCAAGATCTTTATTTCTTTTCAATGCAGTTTGAACTGCATCCATACAGTGTCGATACTGTGGGACGTTAGGATCTAATTGTTTTGAGTTCTTTACTTCTTTATTAATAGCACCACTAACAACACCCTCTTTCCAGGTGGTTGTTATATCATATTGTTCATTGCATCGCCTTACCTCAGCATCGGTAAGTAAATCAATTTCATAAATCATAAAATTACTCTTCAGTTACAAACAAACTACTATCAAAATCTGGATGGATTTCTTCTCCTTTCATCAATCTAATTATATCACGAACTTCTCGATTTACAGTAACAGTAACTTTGCTTCTTGTTCTTGCATAGATCAATGCATTAATAACTCTATCATTTACAAAGTCTTTTGATGCATCGTCATCATAATTCACCCATTGTTCGGAATCATTCTCATCCATAAATGCTGGTGCTGGTGTCACACCATCTTCAAGCATTTCATTTGGATACTTATCAAGATAAAGTTCTGGATCAATTGGAAATACATTTTCATATAAAGATTTGAGGAAATCTAACCCTGTAGGATAATTCTGTGGATCAGGGATAGCAATTTGTCTAATCCTTGCTCTCCATGCAATCCAACGATCTTTCTCTCCTTCATAAGAGTCTTCAATATCAGGAAGAACTCTCCAATCAGTAGATGCTAACAGAAGTTTCTTTTCTCTCTTTCTCTTGAGATACTTTTTCTCGAAGAAAGTATACTGCTTTTCAACAGCAGCAATTTTCTCTCCTGCTTCAATTGTTTTAATTTTTTGAGCAACATAGAACGTTGCTAATGCAAGAGTATATACATCTTTACCCTGTGCATCTGTAGCGCCAGTAAACTGATAATCGCTCCAATAAGTAGAATCTCTCTCAAAATCATACTTCTGACGCTTTCTTTGACAGAAATATGCACCATCAGTATAATAACTAAAATATTCCATTCTGTCATCATCAGTATGCCAGAATGAGTCAAGCAATCCAAAAAACTTTTCTTTCATTTCTTCAGAAAAATTGACGACCGTCAACTCCTGAAGATTGGGATCATTGGGACTATCTGCAACATCAGGTGATGCCACAGCAATATAATCGTTCAAAAGGTCTATTTGCAGAATAGGTCTTTTGACCGTAGCAGTGGGCGTCTGTGTCATCTTAAGCTCCAGATTTGATATACCATCCCGTCAAAATATATTTATCTCCATCAAGAACTGTGTTTCCTCTGTGTACATGTGTCATGCCAGCAGGAAAAATCATTACAGTTCCAGCAGTAGGATTAAATCTTTTATGTTGATACATGAACTCTGTTTCTCCACCTGCCTCGGGAGGAACATCATTCAAATAAATCATCCATGTAAGTTCTCTTGCCGCATGTGAAGCAGCAGAGTTTTCGTAATGCCATGAGTGATACCCACCGCCTGGCATTGTTTTCTGCATTTTAATATCACTTGAGAACATAGGAACATTCTTTAGTTGACCAAATTCCAAGATGTAATGCATCAAACATGATTTAAGAAATTGATTAATTTGATACCCAACTTTTTCATTAGTGTAGTTAATAAGAATGGACGAGTCTTTCCTCGTCATATTGCTACCATATTGAACTTCACCACGAACAGCACCACCAACATCTTGAAGATATGTACTATCATTATCTTTAAACATATCTTCTAGCTCTGCAATAGAAACTGAAGACGATCCCTCATTAGACATAAACTCAAACCATTGAATCAGTTCATTGCAGAATGATTTTGGTACAAATTTATCCCATACTCCAATGAAATCATCAAAGTTGGCATTTGTCATCTTACTGTCCAACATTAATTCAAGTGGACGATAAGGTTGAACAGTAGTATTTTTTTGCATCATAACGACGATTGATATTAATATGCCTTAATTATATATTTGATTTTGTGGAAGGGTGCTACGACAGGAACTTTCTTCTCTGGATCCATAGCAACTGTTGGGATTGGTTTTGTAGAGTTATTCCATGTAAATTCCGCTTCGTTCAATTCGATAGCAACATCTGCTTGGTTAAAGGTTAAAGTTGCAACATTATTAAAGTTTGGCAGACCTGCACGTTGACCACCGAAACTATTAGCATTACCATAAGAGAAGTCAAGATTAATGTCTCCAACAATATCAAGTCCAAGAAGATGACTATGAGTTAAAAGAGCATTAGGACTTGCATATTCATCTACTCTAACATTAGTTTCTGCTGTGTCAATAACACCAGCATCATTAGCGGCGCCAGAGTTTACCTGGAAATAATTTTGTCTTGGTGACAAACCAGAAATAGGACCAGTAGGTGATGCCCAATAGTTACCAAATGTTGCCTCAGTAGAGTCACCTTCAGGACCAAGAGGTAGATAATCATCTAATGATTGAGGAGGTCCAAATGTCAATCCAAGTTGTTGATCAAATTCAGATGCATTTAAAGCTGTCAATCCTCTCCAGTAACCTCTAACTCTACTGGTTGATGGTTCGTCAGGACCTCTACTTGATGGTCCTCTTTCTCCAGATCCTTGTGTACGATAGAATGCAGGAGTTCCCCATGGAATTACAGGATCGCCACTAACATCTTCTGTCTGTCCAGTAACAAGAACATGCTCGTGTGATGGAACAATAACAGTTTTATCTTGTACAGGACCAATTGTAGCATTAACTTGTCCAGTTACAGTAAATCCAACTTCTGTTGAAAGTAATTCAGTGCCAAATGTTTTTGGAGTTCCAAGTTCAAAGAAGATAGATTCAGTACCAGTAGTTGATCCAGCAGGTGCAATAACTTGCTCAAGAGGATCAGGACCAGCAACATCAACATCGGTAACATACCACCAACCACCAGTTGATCCTGGGATTTCATATGAACCAACATTTGCTTCTAAGAATGCAGAAGATCCTCTATTACCATCTACAATACCAGCACCAGCAAGTCTTCTGTTTCTATAGTCAGGAACTCTAAATGTTCCTGTATATGTGTTGGTGGAGTCTTCATACTGACCTGGGGTTCCATCAAATCCATATGAAGTTCCAATTGCATCAAACAAGAATGGATAATCTGCAGCATTGTATGCTGCACCATCACACTCTAAGAATCCTGGGAATCTATCTTCAAGATCACCATAACCATTGATACTTTCTTTAGTTACTGCAATAACAGTTCCAGTTGAATATCCATCAAACTTAGGTGCTCTATAGTATGTGCCAGCATTAGCAGATGGAGATCCTGCTGCTTCAAATGCTACTTCATCAAAGAATTCATTCTTATTAGAATACCACACACCCTGATATGATGGTGGCACAGGTTTTACTGCATAGTTGAATGAACGAAATGTAAATGTAGGTGCTAAACCTAATGAGATGTCAAACTCAGTATAATGAGAGAGACCTTCTACTGGATCTGCATCAGCATTTCCTGGTTGTGGAATAGTAAATGTAACTGTAACAGGGTTGCCCGTGTTGTCTGGTTGTGCAGTTCTTGGACCAGCAACTGCTGCATCACCATTAATAGAAATTAAAACTTGTGATCCTAATGCCTCTCCAGTTGCAGCGCCACCATTATCATATGCAGTTGGTGCTGTAACACTAATTGTAATAGCAGTATTAAAATCTGTCAATCCAATAGGACCAAGAATAGCAAATCCACCAGGAGTTTGGTTTTGTAGATTTGCTGGTTGAACAAATGATGGAGTTTCATCTGGTCCGAACCAGTTAGTAACACTCCATGGTGTAATTGGTCTATCTCCAACGTTAATTGCAACCTGAACACTTTCTGTAGTTGGTGCAACTGATAGATCTGGATCAGCATCTACTACCAATTGAATAGTATCGCCGTTACCCACTTCAATATTAGAGAATGGTCCTGTTGATCCACCATTAATTCTAACTCTTGGGTTAGTTGCAGTAGTATCTGCTGCTCTAACTGTAACGGGAACAGTAATACCATCTGTCAAACCCTGAACCAGTGCAGCATCTCCAGATGCTGGTCCAAATGATACCGTAGATGCAATGTTTGTAGTTCCTGGAACGACTTCAACTAAATCTTGGAAGATAAAGTTGTCAGGAACTCTATCAATTCCTTGTCCTGTTCTGGTTTCCCATCCAGCAATACCAATACCATCTCCAATATCAACAGAGAAAATTTTAGTTGTAGTTGATGCTCCTGATGATTGTCCTCTTAGTTGAACGTAATCACCATTAGATACTGTTCCAGATGATGCCCATGCAGTTCCACTACTTAAAACAGCAT